CGATATTTTCCTGATAAAGATAACCGACAAAACTTTACGGGTTGGAGTAAATTCACTAAATGCTCAATGCAATTAGGCGCCTACTCATTAGCTATCAAAGAGACCTTAGATCTCGATATTGATGCAGCTCAAATAGTCGTTTCAACTCCTAAGACCAACCAAAGCTTCCTCTTGCGAGGAGACGAACTTCAAAGATTTCAGCAGAAGTGGCTACAAAAAGTACGTCGATACTGGGAGATCAAGGAAGAAGAACGACTAGCTAAGAAGATCCTAGAAGATGCCCGGAAGGATTTGGCCAGTAGTCAAGTAAGCTCCGATAAGAGCAACAAACCCGATCATTGCCCAGCGGCCATTGGCTAATTCAGCTTCTTCGATGTAACCTTTGTAGTCTTCCATAACTTGAGGTTGAGTTTCTTTGCCGAAAATATTCTGCTTACCGTATTCGGTAGTAACAGTAGAAGAAGTCATCAATACACTCCAGGAACAAGTTGCCCAGTTAATACGTATGAACCAGATACGATCCAAAAGAACATCATGGCTGCACGTCCATTAGAACGTAACCAGATATCAATATTAGTTTTCTTCATTAAAAAACTCCAGGAATGATTTGACCAGTTACGCTGTATGCTCCGAAAGCTGCAACGATACCAAGCATCGCCATCCAACCATTGAACTTCTCTGCTTCAGGTGTCATGCTTTGTAAAGAATTGTTAACTTCTTAATTATATATTCCATTTTGATGTTTTTCCTCTATTCAGGTAGTAGAAACACCCATTCCTGACACAGTATTCCTTATGCCGCTAGTAAGAAATACTTATACCTAGCAATCGTGATACCACTCAGCCATCGACTCTCCTATCTCTCCACCTTTCTTCGCACCGAAAGCAGTACTCCAAGCAGAGGCAACCCACCCAATGATAGGAATGGTAGAGACAGAAGGAGCCACGTAAGTAGATGCGGCTGCAGCTCCAATGGCTGCTCCTGTTCCTTGACCTGCCCCAGCTTTCTTAAGGCAAGCGATCTGCTCTTCAGTAAGTTTTCCATCTGAAGGAAGTTTGCTTTTGTCTTGAAAGATGCCCGGTCCTATAAGATGCTGCTTACCCTCCATTGTGTACTGCTCATATTCAACAACCGTTCTATCTGCGGTGCTACCAAATATTCCTTTCTTACCTGGTATTACTAGTTCCTTCTTCATTTCCATCACCTTCGGATCATTCATTCGATGAGTGATACTGTATCCGTCCTTACTCGCATTAATCGTGTACTGACTGTATGGACTGGTCGGCAGATTGAATTTCGGTAGACCTGCTTCCTTGTTAGCAAGAAGACCGATCATCCAAAAGTGAGATAAACCAAGAACTCCTCCTAGTCCGATCCCTATATATTTACCCATTGAAGAGTTAGTCAATTTTACAGATTCCACCACAGTAACCACCACTTTAAATCGATTTTAGAATAAGTAAACACTTAAGCATCGTTCGGAATGAGCACTCGTCGTTTACCAGTTACATACGATCCGCAAAATTTTAAACTTTATGCTCCTAGAGAGATCTCTGGCTTCAGCGAGATAACGGATATTCCAACCCTTAGGTCAGAAGTCGGAGAGACGATTCATGCAGTATCTATCGATGACCAAGGTGATTATATAAAAATCAATGACACTGATACTGTCGTAACGCTAGAAAACACAGGTTTCTATGAAGGCGCTCAAGTCGTTTTTATTGCAGGCCAAAGCAACCAATTAAGTGTTGTAGGGACAGGGAATGTAAAAATCCACTGTGCTCATGTCAATCCAGCTACTAATTCAGCTCTTGTGTGGTTTACAAGCTTCCCGTATGCTTCGTTTAAACTCACCTACTTGGGATCTGATCACTGGCTTCTAGAAGGAGATGTCTCATCTTTCACTGAGAAAGTATATACCGTTACAGCTGACAGTGGAAACTATCTCTTTACGGGTGAATCATTAACAGATGCGATCAACCCAGCTTTAACCCTGAAAACGAATCAATTACTCTATATAACAAATAACACGGGAACTGCACATCCTCTCTGGATTAAAACGTCTGCCACTCTTGGAGCAGGTGACGAATCTCCTGGGTGGGCAAGAATAAAGAACAACGGAGCTAAAGGTACAATTAGTGATACAAATTTATTAGCTGTATCATTTAATAAAGCAGGAACGTATCATTACATCTGCGAATATCATTCAACTATGAAAAATACCATCACAGTAACTGACTAATGACTAGTCGACTCGATGATAAGGATGAATTTCGTTTAGCTTTAGAGCTAAATGCGGAAGCAATGCGAATACTTAAAACTAGTCTTGTCGAGTACATGGCTGCTCATGATTTCAATCTTCCAAGCAAAAAGAAAGAAGGCGAGATGGTCTTCTTTATGAAAGAAGTTCTAGACAAGATGCTTCTAGAACATGCTCTATATCAAAGTTAGTCTTGCACTTTTATCTGGATTTGTTAATTTAGTTTCCTAGGAGAAAAATATGGAAAAGCTCAGTTTCAGCACTCACCCCGAAATTCATAACAAACCTCGAAGTGGATGGAAGCCTTCTTTTGCAGAGCAATGGAAACTTCAAAGCAGTGACCTTGAATCACTCAGAGATCATATATTAAACGGCGGGGCATTCGTGGCTGCAGCCATGACATCCCATAGAAGATCAAGTGCTGCATTTGACTATGCAAACCTTGCCTGTGTTGATATTGATAATGGGCTGAAGATTGAAGATTTCCTGAAACACCCATTAGCACGTAGTGCCACTTTTGCTTATACAACTGCTAGTCATAATGCTGCTGAAAATAAACATCGATACAGGGTAATATTTCAACTGCCTCAAAAGGTCACAGATGGGGATCTCTATAAGGCAATCCTGACGATTCTGTCTAAGGCTTTAGGAGGAGATCAAGCTTGCACAGATGCATGTCGCTTGTTTTATGGCAACAGCGAAGGAGAAACAATCCTATGGCAGCCTTCTACAATCCTTCCTGCAGATCTAATAAACGAAGCTGAAAAAGAAGCTGAGAAAAGAAGAACACGCTATGACCACGAAACAAAAGACTACGATCAGATAACCATTGATCAGGCTATTTATTGTCTAGAGCAAGTTATAGAACCAACCAGCGAAGGAGAATATCAAAGATTTACAAAGGTCACTGCAGCTGCAAGAGCTGGTGGTAGTTCTATTTACACGGCTTGGTGTGACTGGGCTTCTCAAGGACATCATGGAACAGGAAACAACTCCAGACGTTGCACAGAAAAATTCTTCTACGGTTTCAATGGATCAAGTCTTGCTACTTTGTTCTACTGTGCAAATGAATGCGATTCAGAATGGCGCAAAAAACTTCCTTCAGAGCTAAAAGGGTCAGGCGATTTCGGAACAGATTTTATTGGCCAACGTTTCTCAGTCAGTGGTTACGACCATTCCGATTTTGGCGGAGAAGACGAGGAACTAGAAGAAGAAGTAGTCGCCACACCTACTCAAGGTTTATTCAGCGAAAATAGACCTTGGAATATTATCGCCCCCACTCCTCCTCCAGTTAATACACCACCAACTCATCATGCCGAAGAAATCTCAGATGAACCTGCGGTTCACGCGCGAACTCCACAGAACAGAGATGGTCTAAGTGAAATTGAAATCATCGAAAGGCATCTTCGTACTGCTTACCCTGACCTACGTCGCAATGCAATGTCTTTGGATATGGAATATGGATCCAAAGCTAACCCCAGTATTATTCGGGACGTTTCGACTACCTACGTCAAAATTCCTACCCGAGAAGGTAGAGCCTTCCCAAAAACCTTAGTGTATGACGTTACTACGGTAATGGCAGACAGGAACGAATATAACCCTTGCAAAGCTTATTTAGAATTCGTAGCCAGCAGAAGCACTCCTTGTGATTACTTCGATACTATTGCGTCCACGTTAATAGGTACTCCAGAAGATATAGCACAGAATCCTAGAATGCCCGACGGTAAGCTTCTGGCTGATGTCATTATGAAACGCTTCATGATCGGGGCAGTGGCAAGAGTCCTACAGCCTGGGGTAAGACATGATTGGATGCCTATCTTTATCGGTGGACAGAACTGTGGTAAATCAACATTCTTCCAATACCTTACTCCACCTGATCCTGTAGACCCTGGCAATTATCCTTGGGTCTCCACGATTCAGCAAGGAATTGAATATCTCAAAGATAGACCTCATGCACTTCACTCTGGCTGGATTGTCGTTTTAGATGAAGCCGAAAGATACTTCAAGAGAAAGCACGTTGAAGAATTAAAGAACTTGGTTAGTGTTTCAGTCGATAGAAGTGCTCGGAAATATGAGAATGAAAAGAATTATCCTCGCAGCTTTGTTCTCGCAGGAGCTACTAACGGCATGGACTTCCTTGTAGATCCCACAGGAAATAGACGCTTCATGCCTATTATTGTCTCAGGAAAAGTTGCATCGAAAGATAATCCTAAATTAAAGATCATAGATCTCGACAGGCTTAAAGCAGATCGCAATTCTATTTGGGCTGCAGCATACCAAGCGTATTTAGATGAACCGATTCATAACTTCTCAAGTTACGAGCTTAGTCATATTGCTGATTACATTGACAGCTTTACTAAAGACAGTCCATTAGAAACAAGAATTGCAGAAACATTAACAAGAAACATGACTGGTTATTACAGAACTCAAGGTTACATAACTCTTTCCGATCTCTATTCATGGCTCGAAATAGCCGTTGACAAGCAAGCTCAGATAGGTATGCAAGTCACTGATGCTTTGAAGAGATTGAATTACAAACAATGTAGAGCTACCATCGATGGCAAGACGAAAAGAATTTGGATCAGACCTAACTAAATGGAATTTGCGACTATTTTTCCTACATTAATAGGTAAGACAAAGATAGACGAAAAACTAATAAAGAAGGCATTAGATCTATGCGAAGATCGTCATAGAGAAAGATCAATGATAGAGCAAATTGATATGGATAACAATTTATATTGGGACGATATTCTTCATACAAAGGAACTAGCTTTTTTCCATCAAGAAATTATTAACGCTTCACTTCCTGCTTTGCCTCATAATGATAATATTCTTTCACAATGGAATATCTGTTCAGCTTGGTCTAGCTTATGCACTCCTAACGAAACTAACTTTGAGATACATTCTCATATTGAATCCTTCATGTCTGCAGTCGTTTACTTGAAAGGTAAAGGAATGAGTATTGCGTTCCACGATGCTCCAAGAGAGGCTTCGTGCGACCAACATCATCAACCAAACTATGAATTAATCGTTAGACATACTTTTAACAATCCTGTTTCTTTCGATATGGAAGAAGGAGATTTAATTATTTTTCCTAGTCATTTAGCTCATAAAGGAAATGATAATCACACTGATGAAAATAGAATTTGCTTTGCATATAACTTCCTCCCTTCTCGATTAACACAATTCGAAGTCAATCAACCTCCTTGGTATCTTGATCAGAATCAACTGGTTAATTCTTTCAAGGATTAGTTAAGGAGATAGATCTATTTTTTCTCCATCCTCTAAATCTGACAATAATCTAGCTTGCATGAATATATTACCAGCAACGCTAATACGAATTCCCTCGTTATCAAAGAAAGGATATACTCCATGCTGCAATGAAGCAGGGAAAAAGACTATCATATTTTCTACGTGTTTCCCTAGTTGATAAGTAAAACACTGTCTGTTACCTAATATATCGTTGAATGAGAATTGAAAAGTATTATTCACTGGGTTATTAGTCTTGACTGAATTTGTCTTCTGTTTTTGTTCGTCCCACTCGGCTGGTTCCTTTAACCACAGCGCAAAAGAGAATTGCCCAGCATGGTCATGAGGCGGATTGTATTCGTATTGTTTTTGCTTATTAACCCACCATGAAGATAAAGAAAAATTCCATCCTATGTCACTCCACTCAATATCAGCAATATCTGTATTAGGACTATAAGGTAGCGAAGTCTTCGCCAGCTTGTATTCAGGGAAACACTTGAGATATGAATGACACAAAGGCACAAGAACCTGTCTCTCGAAATAATTATCAACATCTATTAATTGCAAGCTAGAGCTGATGTTGCCTGCTAATTCAGATCTCTTGTCTACGTTGTTATCTTCAGCCTCTTTAATACATTTCCACACGTAATCGACTTCTTTCTGGTCAAGCTTCCCTTCTAACCATCCGCCTAAAGTTTCTGGTCTATAAGGACGCCATTCCATGACCCTGTCAAAAAACTTGTTTCATTCTATAGGGTGTCAGTCCAAAAGACTTGTTCTCACTGCGATCTAAATAACTTGACAGGGTTGACAGGGTCATCTAAGGACTTTGTAGGGAGAAACTAAATAATACTTAATCCTAATATTTTCCTTCGAGTTGTTCACTAAAAAGAACGTCTAATATCAAGCTAGGTCTTGGTTCTTTCTTCTTCCAAGAGAGGAGGAAATATTCTGAGAGAGTTCTAGCAAACCCCGTCAACCCCGTCAGGTTGCTCAAGAACTAAGTCATACCAATTAAATACTCTTGACACCCTGTCAAGTCTTCTTTAGATTTCTGACAGGGTTTTTTAAGGTCAACTTGTCACAACGTAAATCTCCGATGCCACGAGTTTCTCCTCAAAATACTGCTGCCTATCGAACAGATAATGCTGCTTTAGTTGATCATGACAGAAACTTATTAAGTCAGATCATATCGATGGAGGAACCAACGGATGAAGAATATATAGATATAGCAAGACTGTGCATGCGTTACTGGGATAATCGCCCTTTCCTGCATATCAGAGAAGATCTGCAGTTATGCCTGTCTAAATGGAACATGTCGAAGGATCAACTATTCGAGAAGACACGTAAAATATGGTTTTCTGGCTATAGACCTAGCTGGGCTCCAGAACAATCTGCGTGTGTCGGATCAGGTGCAGACGTAGAAGGAGGCGCTAACTAGCTGAAATCTCTTCGTAGGTAGGAGGGCCGTAGCTTTTATATTCCAACTGTGTTTCTAAAAAGACAATCTTATCCTTCAGCTCCTGGGTCTCTTTCTCCAGCACGTCAATGTGCTCTTGATAGACGATGATCATACCCTTTAGTCTATCATTCTCTATCTCTTTATCCCAGTCCATTTCATCTTCTTTTGTGATCGTGTGATACATCTTCAAGATTTCTTATTCTTTTCTCATGATCATGCAAGTTACGTTCGATATGCCTGATATCTTTGCTTACCTCGTTTCTTAAGAGCCGAACTTCATTTAAAATTGATTCCATACCCTTCTTCATACTTCCTTGTTCGAAGGCCATTCTCCACAACGCTCCTGTTGCGGCGAGTCCTAAAACAGCGACAACTTCAAGCACAAGAAAGGCAGTAGGGTTCCATATTTATTTTAAGTTATTAATGGATACTAAGAGTATTGGACGTCCACCTAAGCCACCAAAGCATTGGGATCAACGTTTTTTAGTTCTTGCTTCGCATGTGGCTGGATGGTCTAAAGATCCTTCAACAAAAGTGGGAGCAGTAGCTGTGAGGAATCGTAGGATACTCGCTACAGGATATAACGGTCTACCTGCAGGAGTCGATGACACCGATAGTCGACTAGCTAATAGAGAGACTCGCCTCAAGATGACAACCCACGCCGAGATGAATTGTGTGGCTTACGCAGCACGTAGTGGTGTTTGTCTGACAGGGGCAACTATGTATGTTTGGCCACTCATGACATGTAGCCAATGCGCTGCTGTATTAATTCAAGCGGAAATCAATAAAGTTGTTGTCCCTGACTTTGTGGAACCATATAGATGGCAGGAAAGTTTTGATTTAGCTCGTCAAATGTTTGTCGAAGCAGGAGTCACAGTTCACAGAGTGCCGATGAAAGGTCCAATGAATCAAGAAGAAGAACCGATAGATGCATCACCTTGTTCGCTTGACGTAACTTAGACAGTAATTAACCTAGTTTGAAGGCTTAATTAAATGTCTACTTTTCAAGTTGGTCAAAGAGTTCGACACATAACAAATAACCAAGATGGTTTTGTCGTTGGACAATCTCAAACTGTTGGACTCCACCTAGAAAAACTTCCTGTCATCATCGAAGGATCTACAAGACAAGAGTTGTGGGACACGAGAATCGTAGAGTTAAAGCCTAAAAAAGAGCAATTAGTCAAGATGGGTGGTAAGTTTAAACCACCTAAAGGCTTTCCCTTGAATATTTAAATGGCACAGTGGCCAATACCACCTAATCTTCATTCGAATATAGAAGGTGGTCCAGTATGTTTCTGCAAGGATCATTCTATTGGTTCTAAGGATGGTCGTATCCCTCGCTATAGCGATAGTCATTCTTGTGTGAGATGTATTTCATCTCTGACCGAGGGGAGATTGTCTTTAGATATACATGAGATAGAGAAGAAACACCGTCGACGTTTTCTAGAATTTTGGTCTTTTGTTGAAATAGGCACTGCTGATGAATGCTGGCCTTGGCATGGTCCCACTCACAGCAGATCAAGGTCGACTTATTTTTCAATGCCTAGGCACTGGGGAGGTAGACAATATAGTGCTCAACGATGTGCTGTTTGGTTCTCTTGGGGAGATGTGGGACGACTACCTATTAAGGCTGTCTGTGGTAATAATGATTGCTGTAATCCTTTGCATTTAAGAGTAAAAGGAGTCCCTCATTTCTTTAATCACCGACATCTTCATGCGATTGATTTAGAATTTAACTCGAGAAAATTAATGGAAGATACTCAACGCTTCTTGGAAACAACGAGAGATAAAGATCCAAAACGTTTTGAGAAGATAGAGAAAGACAATAAGATATGGATCGATTTCAGAATGAATGCCAGCGGACCTCTAGACACTAAAACACTCATTAATGCAAACCTAATACAGAACGACGAGTTCTAGCCGCAGCTACTATATAAGTATTGACTATGTGTAGACATCGTGGCAACTGATTGGAGTACTCACACTTGGAGTGGAAGAGGTAATTACGGCAAACATTATAAAACTAATTTATGGAATGATTTACTAGGAGCAGATACTGACGGAGATAAGACTTTATCTACTGGCGAATTCAGCAAGATATGGGAGAAAAACTACGATATTCTTGGCGATGGAAGAGCTCCTCATTCTGGAGCATGGTTCGACAAAGGTGCTGCGATGCAGCAATCACTTGCTAAATTAATTACTCGTCATGGAATTAATGTTGATAAAAGCTTATTAAATAGATTCGGTCTAAGACAAGATCAAAGTACAGGGGATATATTGGCAGGCGTTGGTTTCAAGGATACTCCTTACGGGAAAACCTTTGGCAGAGATGAAGACGATAGTCAATCATCATTTGAAGGTTTTTCTACGAAAGCTGATTTCGCTGATTCAGAGTGGAGCTTCAGCGATTTCGGAGATGAAATTCCTACCTATAGATATAAATGGTCTAATACTGACGCATTCAAAGCACCTGATACAGGAGGGACACAACAGATTGGAGATATACAAGGAGAATCATTGCCCGATAATATTGGCGATACCAAGCTAGATCCAAGAACAGGTGAAATCGGTGGGGTAACAGGACCAGCTGGAATATGGTCTCCATCTGATTCTCTGATCAAAGGTTATATTGACTTAGCTCAGATGAAGAATCCCTATTCAGGAGAAGAGGCCCCTGGTTTAGATTCTGTTAAAGGTTTAGAATTTTCAGGCTGGGATTCCAAAACGGGCAAGAAACTAACTAACGAAGCTGCTGTTATTAGATCGTTCAATAAAGCATTCGACCGTAACCCTACTGGAGAAGAACTTGCTAAATACGTCGGAGCAATGACTCCTGGTAAGGACAGTCACGGTGGATTAACAATAGAACAACTCAATACAATGCTCCCCGCGACTACAGAAGGTAAGCTCAACAATCTATATAAAACTGTATTCAACAGGCCTCTTGGTCAGGAAGGAGGTATTTATTGGATGAACAATATCGAAACAGACATTGCAGGAGGGCTGAGCAGAAAAGAAGCAGAACAAAGAGCTTTCAGTAATATCATGAACGATAAGCAAGCAGAATGGGTTCAAAAACAAGGAGATAGAAATCCTTGGGATGAATATCAAAATGCTGCAACAACCTCAGGCAATACAACAACATCTGCAGATACGTTGTCCAGTACAACTACTAGCTCTAGTGCTGACGACGCAGGCGGAACTGCGGCTGATACAAGTTTCTACGGAGTAGACGCAGCAACTTGGGAAGGATTAAGTGGTGGTGCTCAGGCTAACTTAATTCGTTTAGCCAATCAAAAATCAGCAGGAGAAAAACATGCTTATGATCTTCAAAAACAAAAGGTAGCCAACATGGAGATGGCTCAGCTTGGTTACCATGCTGTAGATTCTCTTAGCTCTGGAGTCGTGGATAATCTTAATAAAGCACCAATGGATGCAGAAGCAATGTTCGAAAAATGGTCTAAAAAGATTAAAGAAGAAGCTAAAAACTTATAAAGTCACTAAACTTTCTATAGCATTCTTATTAACATGGCTGACACCCAAACTGCTGATGTGGATCTAGATAATTCTCAGTGGGTTGATTCTGTTTATCAAACTTATCTCAGCAGAGATCCTGACGAAGAAGGTAAAGCGTACTGGCTTAAAGACATTGATGAGATGGTTGAGAATGGAGAAACCCTAGATATAGCAAGAAAAAGAGTCATAGGTAATATCAAATTGAGTCCAGAATATAAATCAAAACACGCAATGTAACCTAGATAGTTGCACTTAGGTATTTCTAACGTTATCTTCAATTTGTTCGAAATACTTAAGTGTCAATTCATCCACCTTACACAGTCTCCTGCGGAGAAAATCAATACCGTATCATTGAAGGCCGAAGAGTGTGGCTAAAAGAACCGCCAAAGGATTATATTTGTACAAACGGTCAGACTTATGAAGAATTCTCTAGAGGTAACAGCTCGGCTCATTAAGGCTCATAACTACCTAAGTGAGTCAATTGATTATATAAAAGGATGCGAAGATAGTCAGGAGATACTAAAATTGGCTCAATTAGCAGAACAAGCTGCTGATAAGTTGTTAGTCAATTTCAGGAATGCCACGACCATCTCGACGTGAGTTAGGTAAAAAGATGTTTCCTGAGCTGACAAAGCCAGGCGGCAGTAAAGGAGATAAAGAAGCTTCTCTCAAAATTAATGTGATGGCTATCGAGTTAATCCTCGTTGATGCCATCAAAATGTACGATGAAGGTTTTGATAAGCATGGTCCAGGTGCATTATTTTATCCATTAACTAAACTCAAACCTCATCGAGAGAAAGAAGGTAAATACTATTTATCCTTAGACGATTTAAAGGCAGGTGCTGCTGAAACGGACGCGGCTGGTGATGAATTTAATCACGCTTTTTTATCGAGTTTGGTAGATACTGTCGTTCAGTTCAACCCAGCCAAAGCAGCCTTAGTAGTCCTCGTCGATAAAACTGGCATGAGCACCAAAATCATAGAACGAGAATATCCAGCTAAACATGCACAAGCAATACTAGAGGAGATGTCTAAATAATGAATAAAGATCAAGAGAACGCAAGAACATCCATACCAATGTATGACTTGCTCGATGCCTGCTGTGCATTGCATGGAGGGCTGGAACTAGATAAGTATGAGGACAAAAACTACGCACTAAAACACGCATTAAATAGATTCTTCGGCTATATGACTCCCGAAGCGAAAGCAGAATTCAATGAATGGGTAGATCGAAAAGGATGGAGAAAGAAAGAAAGGATCATCTTGCCGTAAATGAGTAGAAGACCTGATCGGTGCGACCTGGCTCCACCACAACCTGTCGTACTAGCTGCACGTAGTGTATTGGGCTCTATTGATCTAGATCCATACAGTACTAAAGATATTAATCGCATGGTGATGGCGAGTAAATTTTTTGATCGCAACGATGGCGAAGATGCATTATTTAAAAGTACTTCTCAAAGTTGGGAATGCATTGGAAAAGGAAGAGTCTTCGTAGCACCCCCTGCTGGATTAGCCCCTAGTAGGAAGCTGTTTAATAAGACCTTGAGAGAATATCGTGCTGGACACATTGACCAGGCTGTTTTGTGGGTGGGCTATAACGAAACAATTATCAAGTGTCCTTGGTTGTGGGATTTCCCTTGTTGCATACCTTTTAAAAGATTGCGTCCGTCATGGTGGGATGATGAGCTAGAAGTATTCAGATCTGTTTCCCCATCTGATTGGTCGGCTGTCTTTTATCTCCCGCCGCCAAGCCCAGGGTCATTATTCCAGTCGATGTTAGCTAGATTCCATACTTCATTTAGTCATTTAGGACGCATAGTCTTCAACGAATTAAGTGGAGAAGGAGATTGGGAACGTGCTTATAAAGCCAACGAAAAACAGGCGTATAACTACAGAGACTAATGCATAATCCTTACGCCAGGTTCAAAGAAGAAGAATTTCAAATTCCTACTGGCGAATGGTGGCTAACTTGTCGATCTATTGTTTACGATTCATGGTTATTTTGGTCTGACGCCCTACCTGAAGAATTAGAATTGAGGGAAAAGCTAGATGAGACAACTTTCGATAACATTACAGCTCTTGCCCGACGTCTTCATTCTTTTCATGTATCTCTTTCTGGATATAAACAATTAAACGAATCACCTTTTAAAGTTTCTAAATGGTGGGATCCCACAGACCCAGATCCTCAATGGAGTTCAGGTCGTAGTTGCTTGTTCACTATAGAGAGCTTTGAAGCTATCGAGTTAGTTCAGAGTCTGCCTAAGAGGACTTCGAGACCTATTCTCAAATTAAAACCAATATCTACTAATTTTGTTGAAGCTTATCTACCTCCTACTCCTCCTGAAAAAGTTATAGATCAAAAGTCTCAAAACCAGAAGACTTTGGTGAAAAATCCTTCCTCATGTCATGCCCCAGCTCGGCTGCGGAATCGTTGAAAATCTCTTCGTCAGTTCTCATCTTTGTAGCTCTTTCTCTTAAAACATTTAATCCACTACCCCCGCTTTGCAAACTCTTCCTGCCTCCTGTGCTGCCACCGTAAGACTGAGCGTCTGAATTAGATTTTCTAGCACGAGCTAAATGCTTCCTAACTAAAGGCTCAACCTTCTTAGGATTATGTCTATAAGGAGCTCCTGGATTTCCTCTCAAGGTATTGGAAATATTCAATTCATTTCCTATCCTAGGACGGATACTACATACATATGAAGCCAAAGACTCGATTTGAATTAACCCCTTGGGCAGCTATCGAAGAGATTACAGATGTGTTAACTTATGGTGCTGATAAGTACGAAGCAAATAATTGGTGTAGAGGAGCAGAGTGGGGCAGGTATTTTGCAGCATTATGTCGACATGTCTTTGCTTGGTGGAGAGGAGAAGATAAAGACCCCGAAACAGGCTTTTCACATTTAGCACATGCAGGGTGTTGCCTTGTATTCTTAATGGAGTACCAGCGCAATGGTTGGGGGACCGATGATCGTAATACGAAGCCTGACGGTGAATCCTTCACGAAACATGACGGGCGTAAAAACACCTAATATAAATTTACAAAGACCAATGCTTTTGAATTATGAAGTGGAAGATCTTACTGGCAATATTTACTTTGTCAGCGGGACCAGCGATGGCCGATATTACGATGAGACATCAAGCCTCGGTACAACTCACCGTTGATGGCGCATCATCAACTGCATCAAGAATCGGCTCTGCATATTCCGTAAGTGGCACAAATATTAAAGTCGGCACCGGTAATAGCGACGTATTCGGCGGATTAACTGCCGGGTCTGCAACCGCAAGCCCAACAATTAAAGCTGGTACATACGAAATCCATACAGCCGGGAATCAATTTAGTTTTGCAGAAAATTACTTACAAGGTGACCCTATAGCTACCTTGAATGCGGGGTCAACAGTGAGCACGACAACCGGTCAAGTACAGTCCATTCCCGCTTACGGCTCAACTACCACTTTCGCCGGAGGTACTAAAGGAACCTTAGCGGGTGCTCTCAGCAGTTCTGCGGGAGGCACAATCTCGACTCTAACTGCCGGAGCGGCTGGTACAACTGCGATTGGGCAGATTACTAATGAGCTAATAATCGGCAACTAATTGGAGGCATAATGACAGATGTCTCAGTTTATGAGAAGAAGTATACGTCATGCCCTGTATGCGGCCACCACAATATTCATACCTACAAATGTTCTGGCCGTCCCAGTCGTGCCAAATTTCTCTCAAGGCCAGCTAACGTCTCGAACCGAGAGTCGTGTTGTGACATCGGAGACGATAGTGTCTGAGGATTTCTCTACCGGTTGGGAGTATACGGTGTCAGGCCAAAACGTAAAACCTAGTAGCAACAATATCACTGCCCCCGCCGTAGATGCAGGGAGTATTACTGTTAACGGTATTACTACAACATGGAAAGGATTAGATCTGAATAACAAGCCAACATGGTCAATCGTCGAGCCAGGGGCTAGCTTTATGTTTGCTGAAACATATTCTGGAGCTGGGCTTCGTAATAGGACTACCGTGACGCGCACCGTAGAAGCCGATACAATTGTAGAATCAACCTCAGTGTTCAGCCAGTGATTAAGATCCCTGTCATACCAAGGCTTTTAACGATATCTTTGTTATTTACTCTCCCTGCTAGAGCGAGTGATATTGGAGGTATATCGGCTACATCTAATCCGGTTGCCAATTCTTCCGGTCAAGCAACTGTTAATGCATACCAAGTGCTAAACGGCACTTACATGAATTCGACGTTTACTGGAGGCGTAAATTGTCAAAGCTCTACGTTAACTATTACTCCTTACGCGGGAGCCACCTTCGGTCAAAGATTACCATTTGAGGAGACCTATCAAGAACCGGTATACGACCTCAGGGATTTAGATGGGGACACAGTGCCTGACAATCCGGGAGACATATTATTCGAGAAAACGATTCAAACATTACAGAAGGATAATCTCAATTTAACAGCAGGATTCACCGCTAGCTGGTCTAAATCATTAGATAAGAGAATGGTAGAGCTATGTAGGAATGCTGCTACGAATCAAATAGCACTTCAACAAGCCGCGTTAAATATGAAAGTTTTAGACTATGAAATTTCTCGGTTAAAGCATTGCGGCAATCTCGCCAAGGAAGGCATAGTCTTCGCTTCTAATAGCAAATACGCAGCAATATGTGCCGACGTGAAGGTTATAAACCCTCCAGGAGTATTACCAGACCACTCTCACTCCATTGAAATTGAAAAGACTGAGATCAAAGAAATTATTTCCTCAAATCCCGTTGAGACAATCGGCGTTCACGAACGGAGAGCACCTTGGGCTTCTTCCCCATAAGCTTTGGTAGAACCTTTTTTAGAACTTTTTTAACCAAAGGCTTGATAATTTTCAACAGATAATCTGATAAAGGCTTAATAAGAACACTAGACGTCACCGCTGTAGCTGCAATCGCACCTGTACTGAGTATGAGTGGTGGTGGTGGGAGATAGGTGTTGACAGTTTCCAGTACAGCTACCTCTTCCCACAATGTGATACATTCCCCCTCCTCATTACGCTCGTAACCTTTAACACGCCCTCTACCAAACTTGCCTTTACTGCCGACACTAGGATCATCTGGACGGGGACATGGTTTTTCTTCTGGCTCGATATTCTTTGGAATATCTCCTGTAAAATTATCGGTAGAAAAAGCAGAAGTATCTTGATTGGTATCACCATTTTCATTATTTTCCTTACTATTATCTTGATCGCCTCCTACTCCCGTATTAGGTAGATCGGGAGCCTTCTTCTGGACAAAAACCATTCCTTCTTGGTTGTAGTCCAGAGTTTGAAAAGAAGGCATCCCAGCGTCTGTACATAACAAAAGATTGCCTTCTGGGTCGTCTTCTAATGCTTTCTCGTTCCACTCCTCTCTAGCCTCGACGCAGCCAGGCATCTCGATAAGAGGCCAGCCCATATCAGCTGTTACTGGAAGGTATAAAGGAAGGCTTTCTGGAGGGTCTGCAGCCCACACTTTCACGGTGGGTACTGATAGATCTCTAATCGAAATGTCCCTAACCCCTAGACTATTAATCTTCGGGATCCTGATCGTCCCCATGAATTATTGGCTCCTGACGGGAACGTCTTTCAGGAGGGATATCACCCAACTCAATAATCTCATCTGCTTTTCCTGCTCTTACACGTAAAGCATAGTATGAACCATCTAGTCGTTTGTAGATGAATTCATGTTCTCCTACATCAATGACATCAAGAGTCACGAGCGTAGCAATCATGTTGATACGTTCAGTCTAAAGTTTTGGTGCTACAGGTCCTGTCGTGTCTGGGAATTTGATTGCATCTAAGGTGGCGTTACCTATATCGGGAACCGCTTTCATCATTTGCCCATCGATGTCAGGAGTGATCAGCTTCATTAAGCGAGACTTAACTGCTTCTTTCGCTGCGTCACTTCTGACATAAAAAATACCAGCCACCACACCTACAGCAAGACTGCTGGAAAGTGCGAGGCTGGCAACAGCGAAGATATTAAATATCTTCTGGCTCATGGGAACTAGAACTTGTACTTAAGACCTAGTTTACCGCCTGTTGAGAAATCTTCCTTATCTTCGCCAGTACGTGCAGATAGTTCGCCATAAACGCCTACAGACTCAGAGATAGCGTATCCACCGCCAGCTTTACCTGAAAGACGAACTTCTCCATCAACATCAGCGACCTTAACGTAAGCAGGGCCACCTTGTGCGTAATAGTTCCAAGCTCCGTTCTGACCTTCTACGCCGAAATGAATATCAGTAACAGCAGCAGTAAATTCTTTGTCTAACCAACCAGCGTTAGTTTCAACATTGACATAAGGACCAGCAAAAACAGCTGGAGAGATAGCTATAGAAGATGCTGCAGCTATAAGAGCAGACTTAATCATGAGTACTCAAGTGAGTAAATAAACCTTTATGTTAATACCTGTAATAGGTAGTTTTACTCGGTTTGTGCCACTATTTCTTTCTGGTCTGCTTGATTTATAGTACAAGGTTGATAATATTCTCCTTTCAAAGTCCTTGATATAACTGAGCCTAAGTCGCTTTCAACTTGCTTGGTTATGTCAGTACAATTACTGCACACAACACCTATTACTTCCTCCTTTACGTTGCCATTTTGATCAACTTTGAACTTAATTGTTGTTTCAGGCATATGAAAATTAAGACTGTCCCGACTGTATCTCTTTTAAGCGAGATTGCAATGCTGCTAATTGTTGATTCATTTGCTGATTCACTTGATCAGTTTGAGCTGCTGCTCGTTGTAAATTTTGCTGCCTACTTAAAACGGCTTCTTCAAAAGATACATTTGAAGGTATAGGAGGAGGCGTCATTGCCGCTTTTTGCTTCTCTGCTTCGATCTTGGCTACCTGCAGGAAAGCACTTTGAACTTCTTCTCGAGTAATCATGGTCGATACACTTGCTTCTAAAGCTGCTATACGACTCTCATCTTTACCTTTAACTCCCGCCAAGCGAACACTGATTGCTTGTCCAGATGCTAAGCCTATAATCGCAGCAATAGCTCCGGTGATCACCGCTTCCATAACGCCTTATACATAGTTACTTGATTGTATATGATCAGTCTTCAGAATCAAGTACAATTTCGTCCATATCTAACTCCATAGTGGCATCATCGTATAGGCCATTCACGTAAGTTGCTTTCTCCTCCGGAGTGGGGTTATACCCGAACACCTTCTTGAAATCTTCTTCACTAGTTGGCACAAGGGCAGGAATTTTATCTTCTAAGCGAAAAGTAAAACCTGCCTCATGACTAAGCTGCAAAAAGAACTGCTTCTGCCGATATAGATCCTCCGAGCATTCTAATAATGCTTCCATGAGTTCTGCTCGCGAGAGCTCCTGCATTTCGATCCTGAGCCTTCTGAGGGCGTACTGTTGTTCGATAGTGAATTCCTCTTCCATTGTTACCTCCTATCGATTCAGGTTGAAGCCATGTTTCAATTCTGGCTGCTTTTGCAGGACAGTAGAAATCCTGTTTGTCATACCAATGCCTCCAGTAGCGAATGCTTCCCTTGTCCTTATTGCAACGTGTGCAAGCAGGAACAAGGTTAGACCTTAAACTACTCCCTCCGAAGAACCTTGGCTTAACATGATCTAATGTCATTTCAGACGATTCATCATCTTTATCTGGGACTCTGCCACAATAAGCACAACACCCCCATTCATCTTTAATAGATTGCCGAAAATGCTTCTTAGCAGAACCGGGGGACAAGTCGATGAGGCCGTACATGTAAGCCTCCCATCGCTCGGGTGTCATACACCAATATCAATTAGATCCACCTTAAACTCCCCTGACAGGGATTAAGTTCTTAGTTTTTGCAAAAGCTTTACAATAGGAGTTACGGTATTAAATACAAATCGTGCCTTTCGGATCACCAGTTAGCAATCCTGGATTAGGCGGGACTGCGAGAACTATAGGAAGTGAAGCGTTTGGTGAGCAATACACCAATATAAGAGATTTCTATGATTTTGGGGTTATTCCTAAAGGTATGCGATTTGCTATGGATGCCGATACTAATAATCCAGAGGTAAATCGTATTAAAGATATATTGTTAAGCGGAAAGGTCAGCCCACACGCAACGCTTGATAGAAATACTGGAGGGCTAAAAATTCATCCTGTAGGCAGTAAATGGGAAGCCAATGTAACTCCTGGTTTATTTGGTGGTGATCCAACCTACGAAATCAATTATGATTCCAATCGTGGCGTAACACCTATGCAGCCAGGATCAAGTCCAGAGGATGCCGTGACTCGAGCCTTGCTCGAATATAAATATCCTTATTTAAAAGAAGGTGTAGGTGGATCCGCAAACGATATAGATATTGCAAAACTCTTTGGAGACGATATTCGTTTTTAAAATGTCTCAATTACCATCTTTCACAACTGATCTTTTAAGATCCAAAAGACATCAAAAAACCCCTGAAACAGAGCAAATCATTGACCCTGTTCAAGAGGAAGCAAAAAGAAAGACAGCCCAAGAAAAATGGAAAAAGTTGCTAAGCAACCATATAGAAGAAGGTAAACGTTACGGCAGATCGGAAATAGACAGCATGGATCGGGCTGTGTATCTCTCAAGAGTGGCGACTCCAGAAGAAAATAGAGAATACAATTGGGCGTTTGAAAGCGAAAATTTTCCTGACCGTAAGTTTTCTCAAGGCGTTCCTTGGCGAAAATGGGGAGGAGGAAATAAAGGGCCATCAGGAACTAATGCCACAAGAAAAGCAGCAATTGCAAAGATATCTCAAGCAGTAGGAGATAACTCTAAGACTGTCAACGTGACATTAGCTCCAGATGCAAAAGTTAATAACTACCAACACCGATCATATGACGATGGATTCGGTTTTAAAATTAATCAGGCTTTAGCAAGAATTAACGCGAAATTTAATGATACTCAAGGTAAAAACCTACCAAGCAATCCCTCTTTCAGAGGAGCAGGAAATAATAAAACTTTCGGCACTGATACGTCTTCTGTAGGCAAATTTAGAGGGTTTGATACTTTAGGCGGCTCAAGTCTTAAGTAGGATAATACGCAGGGACTAAAGTACCTCTATCATCATCATCATCATCATCGTCACTAGGCTGTGTTAAATAATAAAAAGTAATAAAAACAATAAAAGGTAAATAACAATAAAGAACAGCTAACTGAAAATCATTCATGATTTAGTTTAAAAATTTTCTTTTGTGTTTTTTTAGTTTTACGTAAAATTTTCTGTGCTTCTTCACGAGAAGTACAGTGCTCTGCTTTGCGAGCAAGTTTAATTAATTTTAAACTATATTTAGATCGTTGATTAATACTTAACCTCGTTAAATAGTTCGGTCATAATACTCCTCGAAGCCTCATATCTCTAAGCTCGTCCATTAAACTTTTTAATTTTCCCTGATCAATAGATCTGGTGTTTTGAAGAGCAGGAATAGGACCTTGTTCTCTTGGTCCGTCTATAGTCCAGTCTTCGTAACCTACTACGTTACTAGCTAATTTAGGACTCTTCCCTAATCCAGAATTTAAATCCTCACTAAAAATACTATCATAAAGTTTTTGTGCTTCTGGAGTCAGATTACTACCATCCCCAGGTCGAGAATCTGCAGGCCAAAATCTATCGTCCCATTTATAACTATTAGGATCTATCTTTCCATCTTTCATCATTTGGAGCACCTCTTCTTGGGAATATTTGGCTCTACCATCGGGATAAGTAAGACCTCCTCTCTGGCCATGAGGATTTACAGTTCCACCAGGAACACGAATACCACCATGATTAGGATCCTGCCAATCATGTGCTGTACCAGTTTTATTTACATGAGCTAATTTCGGTGCAAGTGGTGCAGGGGCAGGCCAATCCTTGTCATAAGGATCTTTCGACCTGTCATCACCTGGGCTTTGGCCAGGCTTAGCAAAAGCTTGAGGTAGCTGTTCATAATCACTCGGATTAATACCCCATTTCTCTATAAATTCTTGTAGAGTCATGTCACCACTTTCCACAAGCTTGGAATCTAATACGCCCCATTTATTCTTGGTTTCCGGTACTCCACCTCCTGATCCGCCGCTTTTTAGTCGATCAAATAGCCCAGCAACTTCCATATCACCTGTGATTGGATTCATGTATCTAGGAATCTCATCCTTCATGCCTGTGATTCCACCACCGCTAGACTCTACAAGAGGGACAATCTCGGAAGTATCTTCACTAGGTATATAAGGACCTGAACTGATTTCAACAGGATCATCATATCTATGCAAAAGATCTCTAATCCCAGGTATTATCTCTCCTATCGCTTCAGGACTGGAATAAGCATACCTATCTCTAGGATTCCTGAATTCAGGCCAACCCAACATTCTTTCCTCTAAACCTGCCATCCTTACCATGATTTAGAGTCTCCCCGAAGATTTCATTTGAAGTTGGATATATTGTTTCTGAGCCTCGATAGTAGTTTCTTTATCGTATGCACGAGGAGTACCCCAAGCATCGATAATGCGACGTAATTCTTTACGCTTTTCTCTATCAGACTCAGATAGTAAGTCCATCTACTTATTGTAGTTGTTATTTATATAATGCCTCTTCCAGCAACGGTTTCAACCGATAGACAGGAGGATAATGACGTAACAAAGCTCTAGCCTCTCTCCTAACTTCGCCAGGAATTCGCGGAGACTCCTTAGTATCAGTGAGTCTTAAAAGGAAATCTCGTGTCGCCACGATAGAATTTAGTTCCTGAAAAGGACTACTAATTTGCACCTACAGTATGATCCAACTTATCCCATACTTTAATCTCAGCATCCATCAAGGGTCTACCTAATTCTTCTGCACGTAACTTAGCGAGTCCTGTAAAGGTATGCCTTAAACCTATAGGAGCATGATCTCTATCGAAATGATCATATAAAAAATTCATATAATCAGCACGATTTTGGTTCTCCTGAACCCATTCTTTTGTACCAAATGCTGGAGTTTGCATAGCTTTTATTTTTAGCTACCAGATTGTACTAAGGTTTCGGTTAAATAGCCACCTAAGCAGGTAATTGCTTGGCAGGTTCGCCTTCCAATACAGAAATCAAAGGTTTCTCTGGCCATTCAATCTTGGTATCGTCGATTGTATCCCCTTCCTCGGCATGTAAAGCAGGTAAATCTCTAAGCTTTTGACGATAATCCGCTAACATCGTCTGAGACCCTGGTGCGTACGTATTGTACAGATCTGGGGAAAGTAAATAATCACTCGCTGCTAAGCGAGTATTTCTTTCGGTTCTTAGTTGAGCTGCTGTGATGTTTGCCATAATCTAATGTCTCTTGTTAATAGTATAAAAGATCATAATTAGCTCATATCAGCATCCTTGAAAGGATTGTCGTATACAGTTATGTTTGCCCTACCACCTGTAACGTCAGCAAAAACATAGTACTGGTTTGTATCTCCTGTAATAGACGTTAGCTGGCTGGCTCTAGTTGGAGGAGTAGAACCTAAGCCTGCTATGACTGTGTCTTTAGCCGTCACTACAGTTACATTGCATGTCGTTGGATTAATCTTGATGACGGCATAGCCCTTGCCACTCGTTGACATCATCCATGAATCTGCTACCTCAGGCCATGTAGGTCTTGGCAAATGGCAGCTCTGAGAATAATCTGTATTGGAACATAGAGCCAAAATACCATACTGGGCAGCGCTGGGCATGCCGCTGAAGTTTCCGTTCGTTATATCCATCAATCCGGTGTTTGTAGGAGATCCACCTGCCGTCATCAAAACCTTGTTATTACTCATAACAAAACCGTGACAGTTTCCATGCCAGCCTAACGTCGTGTTGCTGACAGCGGTGGCGGAGCCTCGGGCAAGAGTATCGCCATATACTCCAGTCCATTGCTGTTGGCTACTGCTGTTATACCACCAAATACATCCGTAAGGATTGGAACCTCTCTCTTGAGGGGTAAAAGAAGTGCAGTAGTTAGTAGATGTACTTGAACTAGGGTTGCTCCATTCGTCGTAACTACCACCATTACCGTTAAAATAAGCCCTACTATGCCAATATCTACTGTCATTTCTGTTGTAACCAGACCTTCTGAAGTAAGTCGTACCGTTAACACTAGTTTGAGCCATAGCAAGGTCACCATTGCTATGCTCTGCTAAATCTCCACTAGGAGATCCAGAACTGTACGAGGTCTGTGAAGGATTTCCAGAACTATTAAAACGAGCACCGTACCACCAATCTCTATAGCTGGAGCCGTAGCTAGGGTTTGTACATCCACCTCTAACTACGTAGTCGTTTCCTACATTACCTCTATGTAAAGTCGTAAATGTCGCACCGTAATTATGACCCCATATAAGTGAACCGCTGCCCTCAGTAATAGCTCCAGTCGTCTGGTCAACAAAGAAGCCTTTAGCGTAAGGTCCCCCGTTATTATTCGTAGTCCAAGGGTCGAAGATGCCGCCAAATGCACCCTTATGCTTCAGCGCACCAAAACGTTGGTACGTTGTGGAACTCTGACTGCTGTAAGAAGAACTTCTAATCCAAAACGTCGACGACGCAACAACATTCCAAGTGTCTTCCCACCAGTTCAACGGTGCGCTACCACCTCCGCCGCCACCGCCACCGCCACCAGCTGCTATTCCCGTAAAGCTGAGTTTCCTTCCCATTAGTTTCTACCTCCTAGTAGTTATGTAAATGAATTAGGACTCAAGTCCATAACAAGAGAAGGAAACATTTCCTCCCGCACTACTAACGTGTATTCTTGCATCTGTCTCAAGAACAATACCAGTTCTTTCTAGGGCTGAATTTGCTGCTAAAGAATAGTCGTACTCTATAAAGTAATCATTAGCTACTGAACCCGAAGTGGCAGTTACACTCGCTGGTATAACAGCAATTCTGATTGTATCAGCAGCTGCGGCTCTATTACAGGCTGAAACGATCACAGTTGTCGTTGTACTTGCCTTAACAAGCTCCCATTGAGAGGTGAGATCGAGAGAACCCGCTCCTGCGTCTAATGAGCCTTTAATTCCAGATGCCATGCGTCGTCGTCAATTAGGGTAGTAGGCTTTTGCCTCGTCTCCTAAGTATAGATGGTATTCAATAACGACTAGTAACCAAAGTCACCCATCATGTCTCTAGTCTTCCTAAGCTTTGATTTATTTTGTAGGTGATTCCTAGAATTCACCATATTTTTCCTGTCGACAGTGGATCCATGAGAGGCTATCTTCTTTTCTTTTTCAGCCTCTTTTAATTTTCTTTTCTTGAATAACACTTATTGAACGCCTACGAAATAAGCATATGCACTAATACTTGTACCAGCTGTTACTTGTCCGTCTTGGATTTTTGTCCAGTTACTGCCATCGTTAGTTGGTGCTGCACCGTTAGCTACATGATCGTATAAATTGATATACATCTCCATGTTTGGAGCGGATCCAACAGTTGTGATATCGTTAACGAAATAAGACACACCGTTTGAATAGCCGCCTCTGTTCTTAAGTCCTGCAGTTAACCTGACCCAATTAGAACTAGTAACGAAATCAGTATAGAAATCACTTGTTGAAGTGTGATCTGCAATGCACTGATATGTATGGTTTAAGTGTGAAACAGTATCGTTCACGTTGTAATCAGTACTTGTAGCCCAAAGTCCTTGGTTGTCGGTACGACGATTATATCCTTCTATGTAAGATTCCCAGTTAGTTCCATTAGGAGGTTCAGATCCTGTATGAGAAGTTTTAGCTCTGTAAAGATTTCCACCATGAGAAACTAGGTCGTTCAGCTTATAAGCGACACTATTTGACCACGCACCTTTTAGTTCGAAACCTACAATGTATTCTTCGAAGCTTGCATGAGGAGGCTCTTGACCTGTGACGGCTGCAATACATCTATATGTAACACCATTAACTACGACAATGTCGTTAATCTTGTAAGCCTCTGCTGCATCGTAATTTCCTTTATGCTTGTAACCGTCAACGAATACAGAGAAGCTTGCATGAGGTGGCTCTTGACCTGTGACGGCTGCAGTACATCTATATGTTCTACCACTAACTTCAACTAAATCATTGATTTTGTATGGAGTAGCTGCGTTGTAAGCACCAGTGTGATTGAAACCCTTAGCAAAAACTACCCAGTAAGTACTGTCTGGTGGCTCGTTATTTGTTGAGTCAGCTTTACAACGATATATAACACCATTTAAAGTTACAAGGTCATTAACCTCGTAGGCGGTAGTAGAATCCCAGTCTCCTTTGTCTTCGAAACCTGCAGCGAAGACAGCCCAGTCAGCACTAGGTGGCTCACTGTTCAAGTTATTTGCAATTGCTATATAGTTGATACCATTTAAGGTTGCAATATCGTTCTTGTAATACTGAGTAGCACTACTCCAATCACTCTTGTAAGCAAATCCTTCTACAAATATTTCCCAGTTGGCTGCATTAGGTGGAACAACCCCAGTAGTGGTTTGAAGACATCTGTAAACGATACCACTAACTTTGACTAGGTCGTTAGCTTGGTATGTTGTAGAGTTGTTATAACTTCCAGCTTGAGCACTGAGACCGTCAACCATCTTCGACCAGTAGGTCGTATCAGTTGGTACATTGCCTGCTGTTGCTGTGTTATTTATATAAACGTATGTGTTACCACCGTACGTGACGACATCATTCGTTTCATATGCGGTCCCGTTCGCATAAACTCCTCTAAAGAGAAATCTTAATTTACCGAGATCAAGAATAGTGCTCATGAATACTTAAACGATCTTTACTTGTAAATGTCCTGGGTAGGTCGTGTTCCAATCAAACTCTAAAAGCTTGTCTGACCAAACAACCTGAACATAGTCGTCATTATTAAGTATAGAATCGTCCTTGAGTTTAATAAATTCTCCCGCAACATCATTGTGTCTTACAACGTCAAAGGCTCCAGTAGCTATGTCAAATTTAATACCATATCCAATCTTACCCGACGGTTCTGGTAAGTCGTTTAAAGAGCCTAACTGAGCTTCGTGAGATTCAGTAGCTTCTCTGACTAGTTGAATTTTACTCATCAGTTAACGTCCTCATAAATAGAAAGCCAGCAAGAAAAAGTCTTTGCAGTGTTACCATCTACGGTTGGTGCGTCTGCGTTCACCGTGTCATGGATAGTTCCATCAGATTCAAGTACTATTCTTTCTGCATTAGAAAGAGTAACAGCCTTACCTGCTGGGACGTAAACGCTCTTAGCTAGGTAATGCTTAGTACCATCTCTTTGAATCCAGACATCCATTGGCAGTTCAAAAGCACTCTTATTAGTGATCGAAATACCAACAATGACAGATGCCTTAGATGCAGGCGTTGTATAGCAATTGGTAGTACCAGCCGGATAGCCATTCGTACCAAACTCCTGAATAGTGCTTTTAAATGTTGCCATTAACCAAACGCCAAGATGTCATTAATAGAGCCACCTCCACCACCACTACCTCCCCCGCTGCTAACGAGGGTCCAAGCATTGACGGATCCTGCTACATACATACTAAAGGCTCCAGTGGTTGAGTTATACCACCAATCCCCTGCTTCTACTCCTGTGGAGGGAGCCGTTGCTGCACTCGTATATCGAGGAGCTACTGCTGTCCAAACGCCGCTTAACAGTAATTTCAGTCTTAAGTTAGTCGTATCCCACCAAAAATTACCTTGTGTAGGATTAGTAGGAGCGTTTGCTTGTGCGTAAGTGGTAGCTTCTGCTGTCTCCCAACCATTCCCATCATTACAGTAAAGCTGGTTGCTGCCAGTATCAAACCACAATTGACCAGTGATTCCAGAGCTGGGAACCGAATTTTGAACTTTGACAAATGATTCAGATTCGTTGGGTTCTGTCCACGCAGAGCCATCATAAACACTTAATATCTCGGTCGTCGAATTTAGCCATAGATCTCCAGTTGTTGCTGTACCGGGTTGAGTAGCTGAAACTGTTACAGCACCTACTCCAGCTAGCCTATCTCCAGTGGCTAGCTCTTGTGGGTAGCCGTCAACGTAGACAATGGGTTTACGATCTGCCATCAGCTCAGAAGTACAGGAACATCAATATTTAAAGCAATAGTTGTTTCATCTAATGCTTCTCCTACTAACACTAGGTATTCCCCAGATCCAGAAGGAGGCGTAACGGAGATTAAGCCGTGGCCATTCAAGAAGTACCTTGCCCCAGCTGTTAATGCTGTTGGGGTCTGTCCCCAACCTGTAATGTCGACTTTTCCTACAACAACCAATTTTGCTTGAGCACCAGAGACAGCATCTTCTTGAATCATCCCAGCAACAGTAGCACTATCTCTATTAATGTTTTGAATAGCTTTTGCTACTTTCCCGTTGCCATTTATGTAAGCAACATCGCCCTTGTCTAGATCTTCAGCTGCTTCAAGCTCCATCATTACAGCAGAGCCTCCGCCCAATCCTCCTAATGCTCCATTTAAAGCTATTAAAGCTTGAATGATACCTCCAGTATTGTTGGGATAACTTGTCACAGTACCTCCTGCTGTTGCTATACAAGCATTGATTGCGGAAATAATTCCGCCGAAGTTATTAGGGTAAGACGCCATGTATGTATTGTATTCGCCTTATGGAACTATTTTAGGCGATCCTGCAGCTCCTTCTTCCACTTCTTCTATCATCGGGTACTCAATCCCCCCAGCAGTAATAATTGACTCGAACTTGTTTGCCGATGTGTTGAAGATTTTAATTTCTGAAGTACCTCTACGACACCACCAATCGTTCTGACGACACCAAGCTGCGTCAGGCTCTAAAGTATCGTTCCACAGCATGGGACGTGAATCTGTCCTAATTCCATCTCGAACATCAGAAGGAGGAAATAACTCTATACCAACAACCTCAGCCAAAGAAAGAATATATCTATCTTTATTCAATTCTCTCAACATTTGATACTCCTCATAGTCCTCTTCTGACATGCCTTCTTCCCTTCCGATAAAACCGAACTGGTCAACATCTTGGTCTGTCTCAATCATGTAATCATCAGGTTCATGCCAAGGACATCCACATGCCCACCTCATTGCATGGATGTGCTTACATTCTCTTCTTTCATCAATACGAAAAGGTAGACTTCTCCACTGCCTGTAATAGCCAACCCCTTGTTTCTCCCAAGCAGATCGAACAGTTCTCGCTGTGTTAGGCAATGGAAATTCATCCATCCCAGCATCACCTTCTGGGTATTCCAAGTTAGCTAATGCACCACCCAAATGATCTGGACAGCAACAAAAGAATTTAAAGCTCGAACACAAGTGACGATTGGATGCTGGATCCCATGCGTATCGTGTTGGTTCTGAAGGATCATATACAAGCTTTTTCCAATAAATCCGTTCTCCCCTAGCTATTCGACCTTGAGGACGAGATAAATCAAATGTCAAAGTCATACTTGACGTCGAGACATCTGTTAACACCAACGCAACACTTCCTGCGTCTTTCTCTACTAGATCATCTGGATAGTTCGTACCAGTCGCTGTATTTTCAAACTGATCGCCCTTAAAAATATTAAAAATACCTAACTGTGCAACTGAAAGAATACCTGTGACATCCCATACCAAAGTATGAGTAGAAGGATCAGGATCAGTCGCATTAATTGTGATTGTTCCACTACTAATAGGCTGTGGGAGGATGATACTACCTCTGGTTCTTTGACCTACATACCATGCCCTTTCAGGGCTGTTCTTACTCGGAAATAAAGTAACAATATCTTTTGACTGTCCATCCACAGCTCCTTGAGGGAATCTCGCAAGACTATATATAGATCTATCAGCCCAACTACTTCCAGAACTGAAATAAAAATCTTGCCCAGCCCTCCAACGCTTGTAATCAGACTCGCTGTTATAAGCTTCTATAACAGTAGGAAAAACTGCTCCACCATATATACCTGCTCCATAGCCTTTCGTTGGATACCATCCATGACTACGTGGTTTTAAGCCTCGACTCATCGACCCCATGCCGAAATTCTTGTCGAGAGAACCTAAACCTTTAGCCATACGTTCCCCTGTCTTGGTAGTAACTGCTAGCCGTAGCAGCTCCTGCTGCATTTCCTCTTCTCGCTAATGCCCTGCTTCTAGCCTCGTGATAGGAACCGCTAGTTTGAGGTCCCACCACATCAGCACCTGTAATGCTTTGAAAACTTCCAGCAGCTAAATTAACGGGATCAATGTCAAACCTGTTACCTCTGACACCACCTCTAGCTATACGTTTTCTTTCTGCTTCCTCGGCCATTCTGTCAGGGCTATAAGCTTCTTCTGCTAAACGATCTTCGTAGTCACCTTTTAACTTTTTGTATTTACCTTCCCAATCGCTGATTTGAATATTGGCATCTGCAGCGTCATCCAAAGCAGCTTGAGTCTCTTTATTAGCATCGTTATATAAATCTGTTAAACCTTGATTCTTTTTAGTCAATGAAGTCACTTCTTCACGCAGAGAATCTAAGGCTGTATTAGTTGTAGTTGTATCTGTTGTAGTTGTATCTGTTGTATCTGTTGTATCTGTATTGGTTGTTGTTGTTGTATCTGTATCGGTGGTGTCTGTAGTATCTGTAGTACTTGTGTCAGTGGTTGTTGTATCCGTAGTAGTTGTGTCTGTAGTCGTTGTATCAGTTGTAGTTGTATCTGTTGTATCTGTTGTATCTGTTGTATCTGTTGTATCCGTACCACTAGTTCCTGGCTGCTTTAAAAACCATGCCTTCATCGTGTCTTCTGCTTGCCCCATATTCGCAACAAATCCGTCAGATCCAGCTACTGCACCTGCTCCAAGAGTTGCTGTATCAAATCCTAAAGCATGTTGCCACTTATCTAGCAATTCATCGCTAGGAGTTCCACCGTCTATGCTATACGTCTTTAATAGGGTTGTAAGAGCAGCTCTATTAGCATCTTTATCCTGCTCGTCGAAGTCGAAACTTCTGATAGCCTTTGCTGCGGCTTCTAATGTGGTATCTCCAGAAGCAATCTTCTTTGTCCAGTTTTCCAAGTTAGCAGCAGTCATGTCTGCACCACCGTGACTCTTGTAAAGAGGTCCTAACGTATCTGCAATATCTCCAGTCGATTCCAATGACTTCATCATGCTTCCATAATTGGAAACCTGACCTAAAGCTAAAGCACTTTTTAATTTAGCTTTAGTTGCTTCGTCAGCTGTAAAGCCTGTCTCATCTTCGTATTTTTGGTAAATAGCATCGTAATCTGACTCTTGTTCTGTAAAGTCATAAGACCCAATAGCATTAAGTGCAGAATTAAATTTATCCTCGTCATTCTTCGCCCACGCCTTCCACTTGTCAATTTCACTCTGTTCAGGATCTCTATTAGCTGCTGATTTATATTTATCAATTAGCGTATTAAGCTTCGTCTCATCCCATGCAGCTACATCTGTTGTAGTAGGTGGAGTGTAGCTCCCTTCTATGTAATTACCATCGTCGTCATAATATTGTCCATAAGTGTTATGCCATCTTGTTGAATAGTCTTCCGCAGATTCTCCGACTTGTATCCGATCATCAGCCCCAGGTAATACATTAATATCGCCTTTAGTAGCGTCTGTCGCGTCACCGACCATAAAAGTCTCGTTGTAACCCCCCGTCTTCTTAGCAATAGCAGTTTCTTTCTGTTTGGAAGAAGCAATATCAGATTCAATCTTTTCCCAGCTATCTCCAGCATTTAGCCTTCCTATCCAATAATCAATCCCTTCGTCACGAACCTCTCTGTCTAGATGTTTATCGTAAAGAACATTAAGACCTTTGATATCTAATTCTTTTAATTTGTCAGGATTATGCGTAGCAAGAATAGTACGATCTGTTCCACGAATAACACTTGCTAATGCTTTATTACCTTCTGAAGTATTCTCGTTAGCCTTACCAGTATTTGTAGTAGTCGTAGCGTCCCCAAAAGCATTGGTAAAATCAGCTGCGGTTTGCAACGTATCTGGATCCATCTCGAACTCATGGTGCATCGCAGCACCTATAGTCGTTCCACTGCCTGATGTGTCGTCTGTCCCTCCGTACAAAATATTGTTAACTTGTTTTTCACCGCTGATATTGAAATTACTTAATACAGATTTTTTAATATCCTCCTCAGACATATTATTCTTCCTCATCTTGTCTATATCCTTTATCCAGTACGTGCGTCCTGCAAGATCATCGTCAGTCTCTTCTTGAGTTCTACCTAGGATATTGATATACAAATCATTAACAAATTCTTCATCTGTCTGCCCTGCTGCTGTGCTAGCGGCAGTTGAAAAAGGTAACGGTTCCGCCGCAATATTATTAGCACCTGAGTTAAGGACTGCAACGGTGTTATTAAGAGTTGTGTTGTAGAGATCTGCAGAGGAATCACCTGTAGTATCTCCCGCATCGCCACTGGCTACGACTGCAGCTGCTGCTGTATCGTTGTCATTGCTACTAGCATTACTGGTCAACGTAAGGGTAGTATTGTCATTGCTGCCAGTTATGTTCCCCGTTCCAGCAGTAGCAGTATTGCTGGCTTCCTTTTGAATTGCTGCTACGGCATCGTCTGCGGTGACGTTGCCTGAGTGCATAGCCTTACCCCACCCCGACGTTGCGGGATTGTAAGTCTTTCCAGTTGCTTCTACTGCTGCTTTAACTTTTGCGTGTTTCTGCCCTTCTGCCGAATTATCAAATAAAGTGGCAATACTGTCTAAGCTGGCTCCTTTGCTAATCTGGTCTGACCAATATTCGTAGCCACCAGCATCTGGTGGTCTGCCGAATTTTTCTTGGTATAAACCGTGAAGCGAAGTAGCCATGATTTAGAAGAATCCGCCTTGAGCAAAAACGTTTAAGCGAGTATTAGCACTTGGCGAAGCAATAGTAGCCTGAGTGCCTACGTATAGAGTTGCTCCAGAAGGGATATATAATCCTGTATTCTTTTTATCTGTCTCACTAATAGAGCTATCAGCACCTAAATTAGGCACAGGAACAGACAATGCTGGTAAAGCAATATTAGTTCTAGAGCCTAGTCCTATAGAGGTCGATATAGTTGCAGCCGCAACACATAAAGTATTGGTAGTTGTTATCGTTGCAGTTGTCGTAGCGAGACTTAAAAAGACTAAGACTTCAACAGCGGCACTACCAGTAATCTGAGTACTGGCTTCAGTGGCTACAACCGATATACTGTCTACTACCGCACCATCGTTAGAAGTGCAATCGACTAATAATACACATCCGTTACCTGTAACGGTGTTGTAATTGGAAGCCGTCGACAATGCAGCCGTGCCTCCTATGCTTGCGAAAGAATGCAGCGGTCTGTCTATCAACAGCGGCATCTTGTTTGTACTACTGGCAGCCAAGTTAATACCTCA